ATTGTTTTAATATAACGTATCGATGCGCTAATATTTCCACTCGATGCCGTTCTAAGTTGAATATCTAAGTCTTTTATGCTTATGGTTACGTTTTTTAACATGCTTTTAGCTTCTAAAATTTGCATATCAACACGATTAGTGCTTCTAAACTTAAAAGGCACGTAACTATCTTCTATTCCACTCTCCATTAAAGATTGCGTTAAACTGAAATAGTTCGGAACGATAATTAAAATATTATCACCGGATGAAGTTACTTGCTCCCATCGGCTTGTCTGTATGCTTGGTTTTGCTTGTAAAAGCATATTAACAGGGACTAATGGCGGTATAAACTCACCGTTAGTGTCAACACTTGAAAATAAATCAACTTTTGTTTCACTTCTCCTTCTAAAAACCTGTGTTTCACTTTGAACAATAACCGGACATTGAAAATAATTAAAATCGTTTGTTTCGGCTGTCAAAAAGTCTAATTCTCCGATATATTCTGTGCTATCAGATAAAACTATTATCAGTTTTACCTTTGCTTCAAATCCGTATCTATGCGCATACCATAGAATATTTTCAAATTCTTTCCCGTGTCTGTAAAGAGTGAATTTAAAGTTAATCGTACCGCCTGATAATGACACGTCACGACCCATTTTATTTTCTCGTTGGTCAAGGTTAAAATCAACCTCAGAATATCCAACAGGTTCATTAATCTGAATCCTTTTATTAGGCTGTTCGCTAAATATTAAATAAAACTTTTCTCCTGCCATTATTAGAATCTTAATTTAGTTGAATTACCTCTTTTTGTGTAAGCTGTGGTTTTGTTTCCTTTGTTTATGAAAGACTGAGTAATGCCGTTTTCATCAAAATTAATCAAGCTTTGTGACTGGCTACCTATAGTTTCCATTAACACATCTTTCATATCTGATTTGCTTATACCTGAATAATTTTGTTGTGGCACGTATCTATCAATTCCTTTGCCTTTTAACATGTCTGTTAATGTGTTTTGCCATTGATCGTGCGTGAAAATTTCAGTTCCTGCCGGCGCATTCATAACAACGTTTCTGCCTGTTGGTTGCATTATTTTACCATCAGGAGTTACGATTGTTTCACGATAATTAGATCCTTTTCCGTCATTCACCATCATTAAACCTCCGTCGTGCGTTCCACCCATCCAATATTGAGGTATTTCTTGATTTGAAACTATTACTGCTTGCGCGATACCGAAGGCTGCTACTATTCCTGCTAAAACAAAATTAGGCAAAGCAGATACAACTGCCTGAGCCGTGTCGATGGCTATATTGAAAATAGCCTGTTGTTTTTTTGCTTTTGCCTCTCTCCTCGCAATCTCCTTTTGCCTTTTTTCTAAATCTTCATCAAGTTTCTTCTTAGCCGCTGCCGAATCACCCGCGAAACTTAATGCTATATCATATTGTTTTTGTAACCTGTTTTTTTCAGCATCGAAATTATTTTGACTTGCTTGGCTTATAAAATTAAAAGCCTCTTGTGCTGTTTCAGCAATTGAAGTGAAATATACTTGAAACTTTTTCATAGGATTGTCCGCTCCCTCAAAAAGTTCTTTAAATTTTGTTGTCATTTTTCCTGTACCATCGTCGAAAGTTTTAATGAACGTATCAAAAGTTTCAGACATTCCCATTTGACCCGCAAATTCTTCTATAAAAGAATCTGTATAATCTTTAGTGGCTTGTTTTAATTGTTTTAAACGCTCAATTTTTTTATCAACCTGATCCGTAAATGATTTTGTTGCTTTTTCGTCAACTTCTTGCTGTGATTCAATTCTTAATTCTTCATCCTCATGATATTTCTTTAAAAAATCCTCAATATCTTTTATCTCTGAAATATATTCGTCATTTTGTTTTTTTCTTATTGCTTTTGTTTTAGAAAAACCATCCTGAGCTTGTTTTATCATAGACATTTGCATATCTAAATTGGCTATTTTTATTTTATCTGCGTTTCCTTTAGCTAAACGAACTTGCTCATTATAATCTAATTCAATAATCTGTATTTTTAAGTCTAAAAACTTTTCTAATGACTTGTATTGCTCGTCGTAAGTGGCGTATTCTCCATTTAAAATAGTTTCCTGAACTAATGCGCGTAACTCTAATTCTTTTCTTGCTGCGTCATACTTCGCTTTTAAAGCATCTTCAATAGCTTTTAGCTGTTCTTTTGTTAGTTCTGTATCTGCTTCGGTGGTTTTTTTGCCTTCATCAAGCAATTTATTTAAAGCTTGTACTTGTCCTTTTCTTCTCGAAAGCAATCCGTTAATATTTTGCATTGCTTTTTCATTAGCTATTCTTTCGGCTTTATTTTCGGATGTTTCCACAACTCCCAAAGGAGTGTCTCGTCTTAGAGCTTTTAAAATAAGATTCCTGCCTTTTAACCTATTAAACTCTGCTGTTTCTTCTTTTACTTTTTGCAAAGTGTAGGCTTTATCATTTTCTAAATCTTCTTTTTTAAGCTCAGATAAACTCTTATAATAATTAAGAGTAGAATTAAAGCCTGATTCCTGTAATGTTTTTAAAATACGATTTCTTTCCGATTGATCTGATTCAGCAAGTCTTGAAATACCAATTAATAAATCTGTTCCAACGCCTATTGCTTTTTTCATAAAACTAGACAGCTTATTGCCATCTTCATCAAGTCCTCTCACAAATTCACGCCATGCATTTGTATATCTTGTTTGTGATGCAGCCAAAGTTTCTACTCTGTTTACATTTTCTATTCCGTAGGTTTTTTCTAACTGCTCAGCAAATTTAGGCAATACATCCGCAGCCAATAATTGACCAGCTTTCATCATTTCAGCTAAACGTTTTTCGGAAACACCCACCGCTTTAGCCATAATTCCCAAAGCACCAGGCAAAGCTTCACCTAATTGTCCTCTTAATTCTTCCGCCTGAATAGTTCCTTTTGACATCATTTGATTCAATGCCATAAAAGCACGTTCCTGTTGCTGAGTAGACAGTCCCATTGTAGCCGCAGCCTTTGTAATGCTTTCAAATATATTTTCAATTTGATTGCCACTTATTTTATCTTTAGCAGAAACATAAAACTGTGTAAACTGCTGGGTTAATTTACTTATATCCGCGCCATAAGCTTCAGCAATACGGGATAAAAACATTTGTGATGAAGCGTATAGCTCTTGTGTTTGAGTTACTTGCTTCAAAGCCATATCCATTGACTGGATTTCTTTTGTAGTTTCAAATATATCTTTAGCTATTTGCGCAAACAATTGTACTCCGCCAACCAATCCAAACGCAGACAACAAGTCTTTTAGACCTTTAACCGCTTGCATAGGGTAATTGCCTACACTTCTGTTAAACCTACCAACTGCACGATCGGCAGCTAAAACCCTTTCATTTAATTGTGTGAATTCACGTTGTGCAGTTCTTAACTCCCTATCATATTCTCTTTGCGTCTGAGTAGCTAAACGACCCCTTACAATTAAATCTTGTAAGTTTCTTGATGCTTGTGATTGTTGCGCCGATAAACGCATATAAGCACCAGCCAAAGTAGAATTTATCCGTGCGGATTCTAAAGCATTACGATTTAAAATACCTTGATTTACAGTTTCTTCTGCTGTTCTTTGGGAAGATTGCTGTCTTTGATTATTAAGATTATTATATTGTGTTTGTAGTGCCGCTAAAGCTTGTGCCTGTGCATTTATTTGATTGGTTAACGCTGCGTTTTGTTGAGCTGTAGCCGTTGCATTAGATGGTGTTATTGAATTCAAAGCATTAGCCATTTGCGTACTGCTTTGAATAAATAATCTAGCAGTCTCCTGCATTTTTTTATCCATTTCCTTTAACTCAACAACGACTTTGTTTAACGCTGCAATAGCCTCCGGAGTAATTATAATATCAATAGGATTTGCCATAATTATAAATGAAAAAAGCTATTCATCTGTTCAGATAAATAGCCCGTGTTATTTTGTAAATTTACGTAAATTATTCTTTCCTTTTATTGTTTTCGTTTATTTCGTATGCTAATTTTTGTAATTCAATCCAATAAGCCTGAGAAAGAACTTTAGAATCTAACATATATCCTATATTTAATACTTGCCCTACGATCATCATTTCTTTATTAAGACTTCTTGTTTCTTTTTTGCCTTCAACTTTTATATCGTCCGCTAATAGTTGTATTTTTGTTTTTATTCCTTGCGCTTGCTGAAATAATCTATCTATTTCTTTTAAATCTCCATCATAAGAATTAATTTCTGGCATTTTAAATTTAAGCTTTTTTAATATGTGAATATATTTTAATCTATCCTCCGTTTGATCGTTTTGGAAGCCTTTTGACATTCTGTATAATATCGGAGTAACTACAGCGTATAAATCATTATAATAATTAATTTCCATTCTTTTAGCTAGAATAATTTTAAAATTATCATTATCAATTAATTTAAAAGCTTCATCTTCTAACTGTTTTCTAATTTCATCTAATTTAGAATCTTTTATTTTAGACTGTCTTCCATTGAATCCAATTCTAAGCCAATTAACATCATTTTCTTCTTGCATTTTATACCATGAAAAAGCAGTTACATCTTCTAATGTTTCCGAATAAGGCAGAATTATTTCAGTATTTTTTGATTTAACTAATTTCATTTTGTTTATTTACTTTAGGCTTATAATTACCTACACCGCTTGTGAATTTAGGTATTTTAGAATCTATTTCTTTTATCCGTAATAATGACTTATGTACTAATTCAGATAATTCTCTATATTCTCTTATTTCTTCTTTAGTTATCATATATATTGATTTATAAATTTCATCAATTCAGGATATATAATTTCGTAGTTTAATTTAAATTTATCTTCTTTTGTTAATCCGTAAAGATTTTTATATCCTTTAAAAAACAATGCTTTATCTCCGTTTCCTGTGCCTGTAGAGAATATTTCAATTTGAACTTTATTAGACAATACCTCAACTTGAAAATTACCCAAAAAAGACCCTGTTTCAAAAAAAGTATACAAATCACCTGCTTTTTTAGCAGTATTTAAAAGATTTGTTCCTAACGTATATCTTCCTGTAAACTTACGGTTATGATTCTTTAAAATATCTCCATCACTTCCTAAACCATCCTCTATTTTTTGAATATTCAAAGAGATGATATCTTTTTCGTTTGCACTTATAATTCTCTCGGTTTCATCGAGTAAATTATCTCTTACGTATAAAAGATTTTTCATATATTCATCCGGTGTTACCATAGTTCAAATATACAAAAAAAGCCGTTACAATTAAGCAACGGCTTTTTGCCAAAACATCTAAAAAAACTAAGCCGCTATAACTGTACCTGTAATTGCCTTAAATAACAATCCTGTAGCTGGTAATAATACTACTTTCTTAGAGAAAGTATTTACTGTGTCAACAGTATATGTTCCGGCAACTGCGGAAGGAATAGTGAAAGTATATGTTTTTGCATTTTCATCAGCAACAACTGCGGTATGCACAACCGTAACACCATTTCTTTTAATTAAAAAATCAGTTGTAATCATTCCGGCAGCAAAATGTGATTTATCAACCAAAAGAGCTTTAGCAACTAATGAAGTCGCTGCAACGGCTAAAGGAGATACAGTTAATGCAACATCGTTGTAACCGTCCAAATCATTAATACTGTAATCTAGTTGATCCCCATCTACCCATGTAGCTCTTTCCATTTCGCTAACATCATCACTTAATTGGATTGTCATTTTAAATTCAGCAGAAGCATCGCCTTCTTTTCCTTTGTATTGCCCCGTGAATACTTTTGAAGTTGTAAAACCTTTAATCAAACCTGATTTAGTTTGAGTCATAATTTTAGAACCGTTTATGTCGTAAAAAGCGATATTATAAATACCATTTGAATTAAAACGTCTTAATGCTTTCCAGAAGTTCATTCCTTTTTTCTTAAACATCAATTCGTACTCATACGGCAATTCTCCATCAACCGTTTTGATACCTGAGCCTTCCGTTGTTGATTCCGTTGGTTCAACAGGAATTAATTTAAAGCTTTCTGCTCCAGCAATAATAAAAGTTTCCTCTTTTTGTTGCGATTCTCTGATTGATTCAAGAGTTACATCTTCAGTATAAACAAAACTTCTTGAACTTAATTCAATAGTTTTTACCCTGTTCCAATCGAATGAACACGCTTGTTGTCCAGTGCCTAGCAAATCGCCAGCACCGCATTCTACTACGTTAATTTGATCTACTAATGCCATGTTTGTTAATGAATTTATTAGTTAATAAATATTTTTCCTGTTTACTTCCTATTTCTACCGATACAATAGAACCAGGATTGTAAACTTTGTCCAGAGTAACCGTTTTCAAAACAGTATAATCTTTTGTTTTTTTATTTGTTGTTTTAGCCTCTTTTACAGGCTCTTTTTTATCTTCTAACATAATTTATCGTTTAAAGTGAAATCTGTTATTGGCAATATTATTTTAAAGCAAAAGTACGGCTGTAAATCGTGTTTGAAATCATAAGTATAGCCTTGAAACACTCTGTCTAAATCAATTACGATTTTACTAGTTGTTCCAATTTGTTCAAACTGTTTTAAGATTTCAAGAACGTCATTGATAACCTCTTTATCTGCTCTATTTGTGTTATTTGCTTTGCATTCTTTTAAATTTAGAATGAAATACAATTCTATATCGGTAGAAAAATATTCTTGTGATTTTTGGATATAATCATTATCTGCTGTAAAAAAGAATTTATTTCTTTCTCTATGTATCAGATTTTTAGAATACTCCCCATTGCCTTTATAGTGTTCGATTGATTTAGTTTTTTCTACGTCTCGTTTTATTGAGTAACAAATTGGATAAGCATCTATTTCAGTGCTCCAAAGAACAGTCAATTTATCATACATTTTTTTTTGTATTTGATAAACCGTTGTATCTATTCCTATTGGATTACTTTCTAAATTATTAGCCATTATTGTAAAGTTGAAACTAAAATTTGACCTGATTTTTTTACTCCTATTTTAATCTTTTGAATCTCATTTCTTATTGAAGATATTTCTCCAATTAACTGATTTTTCAATCCTTTTACTTGAATCATACTATCAGAACTAGTGCCTTCTAATTCAATCATAATCTTTTCATATAATTGAGCAGAAACAGATTGATTTAAATTACTTCTAAGGCTGGATAAATATAATTGAATACATTGGATTTGACAATCTAACTGAATAGCTCTTGCAAATAAGTACGCGTTGTTTGTCACGAAATCGGTATAATCATCAAAAACAGAAATATCAAAATTCAATCCGGTATCTTCTGAAAGTCCGTAATAAGTTGAAATATCGAAAAGAGTTTCTGAATCGTGTCCGTTAACCGAGCCTTGCTCTATTTCCAAATACTTAAAAGAACTCATGACGTTTCCGTTTTCATAATCTCTAGCAAAAGGAGTAACTGTTAAATCAGTTGTGTTATAACCGATATAGTAATCCCCTTTGTAAGTGTTGTTAGAATTGTCAAGTACCCAATCTAATACTTCTGATTGATGATCGCTAGTGATTTCAATTTCTTTTGTTTGTAATGGTTCTAAAGAAGCAGTATTCCAAAGCAATAACTTTATAGTTCCAGTTCCTTGAAAATCTAAAAGAACACGGTTTAATTTAAAAGCTACATTTTTGGTATTTCCTACTTCTATTCTATAACCAACAAAGCCAATAGGTAAAGTATTTGTGTTTACTTTTTTGGATGAGTTTTTAAACAAAAGATTCCTGTCTAAGAAATCATATTCCGAAAAAACCTGATTGCAAACATTTGATATTGCAGACTGTTTTAGTTGTTTCAAAACTAAATTAAAGTTTGCGTTTGAAATACCAACGTAATCCTGCGTATCTTTTATGTACTCAATTTTTGCATAAGGATTGTCAGTCACGAAGTAACCAGAAGAAGATAATAGATTTTCAGCATCAACAATAGCGTAATCCGGATTGAAAGGTTGTTTAAAACCAATCAATCCGATTAAACTTGTTTGTATTTTTGCTACATCAATCATTATACTATTCCGAAAGCTAAAATTGGCGTTTCATTTGCAGTACTTAAAGGTGCTTTTGTAAAAGCTAAATCTTGAGATATTTGATATTGAGTCACAACATCCTGAGTATATCCGTTATTGGCAGAATCGTCCGCTCTTGTTTCGTAAGAGTGAACAGCGTAAGTTTCGCCATCAACTGGATTTAACAAAGAAGTATAAACATTCTCTTTTGTTTCAACTCCTATTCTATTTTGTTTCGGAATCCATGGCAAAACAGCTACCGTTCCTGTTGGAACAACAATCCAGAAACCTTTAGAATAAGCAGAAACTAAAGCAGCAGCCAAAGCACCTAATTCAACTGAATGGACAAACGTCAATCCTTGGAATTGGAATGAAAGGTTTGTCGCATTTCCTGCACCTTGCGCAGCTTGGTATTGGAATTTAGCATAAGATATAGAATCGCAAAAAATAGTTGATCCAGCAGGATATTTGTTTGCATCAACCGCAATCATTGTGATTTGAATCGCTCGTGTTTCTTTCGCTTCTACAATTTCAAAAACATCGTCTGTTGCGTCAAAAGTTCCTTCTGCCGTTGCGATATTCACGCCTGAACGGTTAGCAAACAAATAAGCCGTTGCTGCTGTTTCGTAGCCTTCCATAAAGTTAGCGATAACATTCATTACTTCCTGATTCATTTGCTCTTGCGCATCATAAATAGAATTGTCAGATTGTTTTAACGACATATTAAAAGGATCGGTGTAAGTAGCCCATGTTGGAGTTAAAGTTCCTGTGTCGTTTTTAGTCCCTGTGTGATTGTGAGTTCTTGCGCTTCCTAACGTTCTTTTTGCTCGAATAGCGTAGTTTGTTTCTACTGTTCTATCTTCTCTTTTTCGAAGTTCTTCGTAATTCGGAAGCATTACATTTGAAATAGCTTTTAAAGCTAAATAAGTAGCCGGGAATCTATATCTCAGCTCTGATGATTGGAAAGCAGCGATAAGTTTAGCTTGTGCTTTTACCAGATTCGCAGTGGTGCGATTTGCCATAATATTAAGTATTAAAGTTAGTAATATTCGTTTTAAATGAGCATTACCGCCCTAATTCCTGTATAGCTTTACCGCTAAATGTCATACAAATATATAAAACTTATTGATTATAAATAAAAAAAAGCGAATAAAATTAATTACTCGCTTTTAATCTCCTTTCTTTTAAATTAATCAACCTTTTTAATACTCTCTAAAAAATTCTCTACATCAGCATGATAAACTTCTTGCAGCCTTTCTTCAAGTGAAATATTATCATCTTGATTATAGGATTCTTTAATCCTATTCGTTCTTTCTTTAGATAACAAATATCTTCCGAACTCAACTAAATCTTTTTTGTTAAAATAAGTTACCATTTTCTTTATGTTTCATGGTTTTGCCTACTCGTTAGCTTTTCGGCTTCCGCTATATTTTACCAGTCTTTACATATCTTTTACGTCCTGAATATTTAGACAAAAACTTATCGTTTGCTTTTTTTATATTAGCTAATTCAACAATAGCTTTTTGACGCTCAAAGATTACTTTTTGTTTTTCTATATTGGCTTTTTTGCTGATAAATAGCATTAAAAACAATTCAATTAGGCGTTTCATAATTTCAAACTACCTTCTTTTATTCTTTTCAGCATAACCTCGTTACGTTCGGAATCATTCCAGCCTGCTTTTTCGGCTTCTTTTTCAAATGCTTCGAACGAACCCGCTTTACCTGGCGGAACATCATCGCCTCCACCTCCACCGCCTGACGGTTTACCAATGTAAGGAGTAACAAAATCTTTTACAAACGATTCAACTGTAATAGGTGAAAGTGTTTTTTCGTCTTTCTGAACCTCTCCGTTAAGTTTAACCACTACTTTTCCATCTTCTTTTTCGAATGAAAATCCTTTTTCTTTAGCCTCAACAAATATTGTATTTTTAGCTACCAAAGTATTAGCCGGGATATGTTTTGTAAACTCTGATTTTATTTCGTTGGTTTCTTTTTCTTTTTCGATGTTGGTTTTGAAAGCATTGAACTCTGTTTCTTTAGCAACTAAATTGCCCTGTAATTTATCGAAATCAGCCTTAAGAGTTTTATACTTTTCTTCTGGTTCAGCACCGCCTTTTTCCTTTTCAGTTTCGACAAATGTTTTTAATCCTTGCACCAAACTCTCAGGAGTTTTACCTGTAATGTCTAAACCAAATTCATCACGAACGGTTTTAAAAAACTTATCTTGACCGTGTTTGAACTCTTCTTTTTTAATATTAGAAATACGTTCCTCATAAATTGATTTCTTTTCAATTACCAAAGGCGTTAAATCAATTGTGTATTTTTCTTCACTTGTGATATACTCTGAAAGTTTACCTTCTTCAATTCCTAATGCTGTTTCTATTTCTGCGATATTTTCTAATGCCATAGTTATTTATTTTTAGGTTAAAAAGGCGTAATATTTCATACGCCTTTATTTTTTTTGGATGTTATTCAGTTACTTCAATTTGCTCAATCAATTCAGCTAAAATGTTTTCGGCTGATTTCGTTTTTTTGATTTTGAAATCATTTTTTTCAGCGAAATCAATTAACTCTTCTTTTGTCATTTCAGAAAGTTTGTTATGAACTTCTTGAATTTCTGGAGTTAGTTCTTTTTTAGGAACTTCAACAAACGGAGTAAATTCCTTTTTTGACCCCCAATATTTCGCAGTAGCTTCTTTATCTTCTACATATAAAAGCCCATTAATTTGACTATTTGAGTTTGATTCTTCGGCAAAAGAATGATGTACAGGGTGTAAATCTCTATCTTTTGTTTTGTGATTTAAATCATATCCACCGCCTTGTTTTCTTCCTAATGTATAAAGAATATACATCCCTACTAATTGTGTTTGTGTGTTCATATAAATGTTTTAAATGGTTAAGTAGTTGGTGTAATCGGTTTAATGGTTGGTAATGTTTTTTTGTTATCTTCAAACCACCCGTTAAAATCCTTTTCAATTTTAGCAGGATCATTGAATTGAGTTACTGTCTGCCAAAACTTCTGAAACAATACTTTTCTTTGAGCCTCTTCATTACCGAAAATAGAAAGAGTATTTTGTAATGAAATATGTAAATAAGGCTCTACCATTGCCTTAGTTAAATTAGCCTGTAAATCAATGGGGTTGTTCCTGTATTTAGCCCCCAAATATTCAATATACAATTTATCTAAAATAGTATTGTTGGATTCTGCTAAAACAGATTTTTCATAACGTTCTAATAAAACATCGTAGCTTTCAATAATATATCTACGGCCTAAATTGATTGTTATTTTAGATTCGTTTTTATCCTTTGTAGGATCGTAAAAATTAAGAATCCATTCAGATAATTTCCATTCGATATATTCAGCAAAATCAGCATATTTGTTTAGTTGATTTTCTAATGGCTGTTTATCGGCAATTACTTCGGTAGCTGTTTTTTGCCCTTTCGCACGGTCTTGTTGCATACCATACATCGTACCCCAATGCGTTTTATAAATACTATCGAAAGTATTAGACAAAGTTTCTTCGTACTTTGTCCAAACATCCAAATCAGGACTTATAAAACCAGCGATATTTGGCGCAATTACAGGGCTATCTTTATCGTCAGGAATAGGCAACTGAACCACATCTGTAACATCATTTTTAGCCTTATAAACGCCGTGACCGTCACAAGTTTTACAAGTTTTATCATCAACAACTCCCGAACCGTTGCAATCGCCACACATTTGAATGTACTTCCAAAATATCGGGTTTCCTTTATAAATCTTGTAAAGAGTTAAAAACGATTGATCACGTGCGTATTCTTTTGCATCAGGAATTATATTGTGAATTGCAGCTAATTTATTTTTTTCCCCAACAACATTAATATTCGAACAAACCAAAGCCGGAACTTGACCAAATGGATGTGAAAATGTTTTATCTTCAATTAACTCAAAATCATTTCCTGTTTGTTTAAAAGTATAATCTTTTGCATCATCAACAATCCTCCAAAAGTTACTACCGTCTTTTATTTTAGGCTCAAATAAAACATAGTCTAAAACTTGTCCTTTTGATTTATAGTGACGAATTGCATCGATTGATTTATAAGTAGGGTAAACATCATTTTCTTTATATTCTAAAAATATCAAACCGTTAGGGTCTGTATTAAATAATTGAATAGCATTATTCTGAACCCATTCAGAAAGGGTTTTGTTATCACGAATATTGGCTATTTTTTGAAGGTATTTTGTTTTAATAGATTCTTTAATATCATAATCTTTCAATCCTCCAGTAGCATAGTAAATATTATCGATAGGCTGGAACAACTTAGCAAACATTGAGGTTATGTCTTTTGAATATTTCGATCTTGCTTTTGCTTTTAACTCACTTTCAATTCCTTCTATTTTACAAATCAATTCCTCTAAAAAATCAGTTCCATTAACTAAAGATTTCAACTCTTTGGAATATTCACGCATTTCAAGCCATTCTTTTTTAATGGCTTGATTTTCTTTAATTATTTTAATTGCTTCTTTTTTTGAAGCAAAAATAGACACCCAATTTCTATATGCTTTTTTAAAAAGAAGCGAACCAAAAAAGTGTGTTTTACCGCTTTTTTCTACATTAGCAATTGTTCCATCTTTCAATACAATACTTTTTATCTGACTATTTTGCAACTTTTTCATTTAGTATTTTTTGTTTTTTCATGCAGGTGTTTTTTAAGATTAGCAAAAGCCCCTTATTTTCATAAAGGGCTTCTTTAATTCTACTCAATTAAGATTCCATTTGTATATACCCATAGGCTTTTTCATTGTGTTTCATGTTTTTGATATTTACTGAAAATAGCTATCATTTCACGTAGTTGTTCTTCGGTATAATCGTCATGTAAATAAAATGTTCGATGCAAACTTTGTGCTTTGTTGTTTAGTTGCTGCATCATAAATTTATGCTTCAGTTCTTCAGTTTCGAGTTTCGCCGTTCCATAATCACCTATCCATCTTGCTTCACCGTGTTGTAATTCTCTTTTCCATTTGTAAGAATCACCTTTAAATGCAGTTTTATCAGTAACCCGGTCAACTACATATCTTTGTAGCCCCTGCCACCTACTGTAATCGTAAAGAACATCACCT